ATTCAACTCCACTGCTTGCACTGCGGAAGCGGGGTTTAATGGGAATGCAGCGAGTTTTGCTGTGACGATAACTAAACCATAGGAGCAAAGAATGAAATATCGCGTCTATCAAAAGACTAAACTGGATAAGGTTGAAAAATATAATGCGAAGTTACAGAAGCATTATGATGATACTCATGTGACTGGAACTCCGTGGATTATATCTTGTGTAATAACAACGCCGCTTGACCGATACGCGGCCACGTTAATTGGTGAAGATTACCCCGAAAATAATGGCGATGATGGGGTGGTAGATACACTTGAACCAGGGATTATTGAAGGATAGCAAATAAAAGATGGCGTATCTATTGCTAATATTAAAAAAAGGATACCTATAAAACAAGAAGGTAAACAATGAATATTATCACTTTTTTCTCCTTATACGGAACCCCACAAACAGGACTTTCTCCAACTGTGCGAATCCGGGTTGTTTCAACAAATGCCCTTGTTGTTACTGATGCGGTCATGACGGAAGTTGGTGACGGGTTTTATAAGTATGATTTTTCGACATACGACAAAACGATTGAATATTCAATTCGTTGCGATGGTGGAACAACTCTTGCTGGCGCGGAACGCTATCCTGTAGCAATTACCACTGGATATGGTGAGGTTTTATCAATCAAGGAACAAACAGACAAAATTACATTTACAACAGCTAATCAAGTTGATTCACGAGTACGGTCAATGGACAACATTGATTTTGGGGTATTGCAAAAGACCAGCCTGAACGCGGCGACTCCGGCCAGTATTCAAAACATTCCTGCGACTGGATCTGGATTTACATCCCTAGGAGATACCAGAATCGCTAACCTTGATGCAGCTATTAGCACTCGCACAAAACCAGCAGACACGCAAGCAAGAGTGTCCTTAGTTGATGTGACAACGACCAATTCTGATATGAGAGGTACGGATAATGCTGCTTTGGCGGCTACGGCTCTTTCGACAGCAACGTGGACAAGTGCGAGAGCGGAAAAATTAGATACTATTGGTGGTCCAGGAGCCATAGCTTATCCATTTATTGTAACACAAACAGGAGGAGCAGTAGTAGCAGGGGCGGAAGTTTGGTGTACTACCGATGCAGCAGGAACAAATGTTGTCGAGGGTGTTGGCATAACAGATGCAAATGGATTATATACTTTTCACTTAGATGCTGGCGGATATTGGTTTTGGGCGCAACATTCCGGCCTTAACCCTGCAAGTGTTTATGAAGTAGTGACATAAGGGGATAATATAAGGGGATAATATGGGAATTGTACTTACTCCAGTAACAGGATTGGGTGGCGGTGGAACCGGAATAGTGGTCGAACCTGCAATCGAACCTGTTACGCTTGAGGAATTAAAAACAGCACTTATGCAAAATTCCGGCACGTTGGCGGATAATTCTACACTATATACGTCTATTGCTGCTGGATCACACGGAGTTACCACTGGATACACGTTACTTGGAACGGCTGTATCAGTACTTGGTCATGCTTCTGTTTGTTACCTCTCCCCGTTATCTGTAGGCGCTGGCGGTACAGTAGACGTTCGCATTTCCGAATGCGACACTATTTCCGGGACATATGCCCCTTGGGCGAGTAGTACATTCACCCAAATCACATCAGCCAACTGCACAGTGCGGCAGGAATTAGCATATACAGGGTCAAAGGCTTACATCCGATTGGAGGCCAAAACATTAGTTGCGGCTTGCGTATTCGGATGTGAAGTAATGGTGTGGGAACCAGTCACAACAGAAGACGATGAATTAAATGAATTAATTACCGATGGTAGATTGGCGGTAGAGCATGACATAGGAAGAAAAATTTGTACCCAAACATGGAATTATTGTCCTAAATCATGGCCTTGTACAGACAGGATTAAAATACCATTTGGAAATTTACAAAGCGTGGTTAGTATAAAGTGGAAAGATGTTGATGGGATAGAAACTACGCTAGTGGAAGATACTGATTATGTTGTTGAGAAAAATAGTACACAGTGTGGTTTTGTTGTGTTACCGTATCAAGGATCATGGCCAAGTGGAGAATTATTTCCGTCGAATCCAATTACTATCCAGTTTGTGTGTGGATATGGATCAACTTACACATCTATTCCAAGGAACATTAAGCAGGCCGTAAAGAGATGGTGTGTTAATAACTATATGAATCGCGGTGACGATGTAATTGGGGTAAATACTGTTAATTACGACAAAACTTATGACCGGCACATTTCGCTTATTGGAAGACTTCACGACATGGATTTTGATTTTAAATAGGAAAATATAATGCGTATTGGAGAAATGACACGTTATTGTTCGTTCGATGCTCCCGTGGGTTCCACATGGGTTGAGCAGTTTACCGTTAAGGGTGCTTATTGGCCACTTAATTCAGCTGAATCCGTTGCCCAAATGACATTGGGTGGTACGGTTACGGGTAAGATACGCATTCGCTATAAGCCTAATGTGAAGATACTTACAAGCTGGCGGATACGGGTAAATGGAACGATATTAGCGATTGTTGGTCCTCCGGTTAATATTGGCGGGAATAATGTATGGATGGAATTTCGCGTGAAGGAAATATCTTAGTGAGCAATAAAGTCCCAACTGGTTATTATGCCTTTATATACCAAGGGCTCGTTCCCTTAGCGCGTGAATTTGGATATGCATTATGTTTACATGGAAGCATGAGTCGTGATTTAGATTTAGTTGCTATTCCATGGGTTGATGACGCCAAGGACCCGTATTCCTTAGTTACGGCAATCAGAGACAGTGTATGTGGCCATATTAACAATGAATGGGATTTTGAAAAGTGTGTTATTGATAACGATTTTTCCAAAAGAAACCCGGCTATTAAACCACACGGAAGGCTATCGTGGGATATCCAGCTAGGTGGTGGGTTATATATTGATTTAAGTGTAATTCCAAAATTAAAATAATTATCATAATAGGCAGGCAGGCATAAACAGACAGAAATTTAGGAGGTAGGAAGATGATTATTAAATTTTTAGTAAATGATTCATGGCAGTTGCTGGATGGGATTAACTCATTACAATACACAAGAATGGGAGATCACGACGGTGTTTTTGAGGGTGAAACAGAACTAACCAACGAACCTGATGATTCACAGGTGATTGATAATGTTACGGACTACACGGGAACATTATTTCAGAAAAATAGTGCTTCAGAAGGATTTCCGGGAAGAGTGTCGCTGATAGTTGGTGATGGTAAATCGTTCAATTCCCAAATTATCGCATACGCGCCTATTTACGTGATGAACGATAATGGTAAGACGATAGAAACAATTTAACAAAGGCACTGCCTGCCTATTAACAAAGGATAACGTGAGCAATAATCAAATAATTATAAAATGGTGTTCTGTTTGTGAGACTTGGTACATTGAATGTCCAAGATGCGGCAATAATACTTGCAATGGTGCCTATGGGGAATCCGGGAAGTGTCCAGTCTGTCCTGATATTTATAGTCTTCAAGACGCAATGGATGTGAATACAGATACTAGAAGTTTAATAACAAAATTAATAGAACCTATTAAGTCCACTTCGGTGGCCTCCGCTCATGGAATTGCTAGCCAGAACGGTGACTGGAATATTAAATGAGTCGATCAAGACGTAAGACCCCAATCTGCGGGTGGACAACATGTGATAGCGAAAAGGAAGATAAATCCCTTGCAAATCGCAGACTACGCAGAATAGTAGGTCATGCTATTAAAAACAATAGAGAGATATACCCAGAATTGCGGGAAGTTAGTGATGTCTGGAATTTTGGCAAGGATGGGAAGCAGCGGTTATTGGATGTAGATAGTAAGGAAATGAGAAAATAGTGTTTGTAAAGATACCGAATTGATTACTAACAGTAGGCATATTTAGGGGAAATTAAATAAATGACCGAAGCAGCCGATGTATTATCCAACTTAACAACCGCATTTGAGCTTAAGTTCGCTGGTTTAAGTGTTGTATCCCTATCCATTGTCGATTCATCCTGTACTGAATCCAATGGTACATATGCGCTTATATTCACCGGAGCCAATGCAATCCCTGCTACAGGGACATACACAGTCTTATCCTCCGTTATTACTGCTGTCACCCTAATCTACGCAGGCGAAGGCTACTTATCTGCCCCTACCATATCTACTCAATCCGCTGATGGTTCAATAACCGCCGAGGTTGATCATAATGCCCTTTGGAATGCTATGGGTGGAAGAATGTATGAAGATCAGGCTGATGATGGTGTTGACTATCCTTACGCTGTTTATAGTATCATATCCGCACCAAAAGATAAGGTATTTGGCAGCGGTGAATGCACTGACACCCTTCTGCAATTATCAATATTCCAATCCAAAATGACTACCACGGATAAGTTTAACGCCTATTACTTAGCCCATACCCTCTATGATGAGAAGCCATTAATCTTAACCGGCAGCACTAATCTGTATATGCGCGAAGTAAATTACATCAAATCCATTGAACAAGGTGATGTCGCTGATGGGTCAAGCACAGTAATCCAACACATTCTAGACCTAGAAATTACTACTTTGCTAAATTAGCAGAAAGGATATTCCTCCATAATGGGTAAATTCCCCGAATCGGCACTTGCCCACAAATACTGTATTGGTCATGGATTAGAAATTGGTGGATCTGCGCATAATCCATTTGGACTTAATACCTTAAATGTTGATCTTACTGATAATATGGATACTATATTCAAACAGGAGGAAGTTGATCGTTGCGGTGAAGCCTTGTCCGTAGATATCATTGCATCCGGTGACTCTATCCCCCTACCTGATTGCAGCCAAGATTTTATAGTAAACTCTCACGTATTAGAGCATTTTCCCAATCCAATTAAGGCATTAATTGAATGGGATAGGCTGGTCAAGTGGGGTGGGGTAATATTTATGATTGTACCCCATAAAGACCGGACAATAGACATTAACAATCCGCGTACTACTTTGCAGCATTTAATCAACGATTACCACAACAGCGAAACAGAGTTACACGAAAGCCATATTGGTCACGACCATTGCTGGATAACGGAGGATATCATATACCTAATTCAATGGATGGTTAATGATCTTGGGTTACACTGGACAATCCTGGATATCCAAGATCAAGACGACAAAGCAGGTAACGGATTTACTATCGTACTAAGAAAGGATAAAAACAATGCAAAAATTACTATCTCAAATAACCCGTGCTGAATGGGTCAAGTACCAATGGAACGAAGATATCCCTACAATGGGCGACGGCACTCCCGAAGATGACCGTTTATTCATCCGTGGAAAATTACGAACTCCCGAAGAAGCGTATGAAGCGAAGGGAATGTGGGACGAAACTTCAGAAGAAAGATGCACAAACGACTAATACCCCTTGACAATACTAGCTAATTTTGTATACTAAATAAAAATACAGAAAGGAATTACAATGAATAAAAAAAGTCTTAACGCAACCGTTAATCTCCTCCGTACTCTTGATTTAACCAGTTTATCCGATCCTAGCATTGTCGCTAACCTTGTACGATCATTTGGGATTGTAGCATGGGGACCGCGTACTATTGGCCCGGAGGTACAATTTATCAACCCCGATAATATCGGAATGGCGCAGACGCCAGATCAGGTCGCTAAGATGCTGGTTTACCTTAGCAAGTTTAAAATCAATTCCTTCTGTGAAATCGGAATATACCACGGAGCAAACTTACTCTTCTGTTCTGAATATCTACGTCGCTTCAATCCCGATATTAAATGCTTCGGCGTAGATCCCACTAATTACCTCGACGCTGATATCAGAGACTTTATTGGCAAGGAGTTATACATTACCCTCAAATCCATGACTAGCGAAGACATGAAGGGCGAAAAGTTTGACTTCGTGTTTATTGATGGTGATCACGTCCAACCTTGGCCACAACAGGATTATCAGAACGTTGGTCAATACGCGAAAATATGTGGATTCCATGACTTACAAGATCCCGGATGGCCGGATGTGGCAATATACTGGAATTACTTAAGAGGAAATAAGGATAAAGTAATGGTGGAGTTCTTAGATGATCCATCTAATTGCAGTACACATGGAATTGGAATAATCCACAACAAAAATATTGATGATAAAATTGATATAAAAGTTGATACGATTACAACGACTATTGACACAATCACGACCAAAAAGAAAGGTAAAGCTGATTAATGAAAGTTGGAATTTGCGCGATAATAAAAGACGTTTATGAACCGTATTTCTTTGAGTGGATTAATCACCATCGGTCAATCGGGGTGGATTATTTCTTTATTTATGATAACGAAAGTAAGGAGCCGCCTTATGATGTTCGCAAGGGATCTCCCGACATATACCTAGAAACAGTATTCGGTAACGCAAAACAAATGATTACCTATGACAAATGCCTTGCTGACATCAAAAATGAATTATTGCCCCATTGTGACCGTCTTGCCTTTATCGATGAAGACGAATTTATCATGTGTGCTAATGGCGATATCAAATCCACCCTTGCCGAATATTCCGACTACCCTGCTTTAGGCATAACATGGCGCGTATTCGGTTCATCCGGTTTAAAAGTCCGCACTCCTGAACCCCAGTCCACCAAATTCACCCAATATACCACGGGGCATCCCTACGAGAACCATATCAAAAGCATCGTTGACCCATCACGCACGGTCGGAAGTTCGGGCAATCCTCATTCATTTTGCTACATAAAAGGGAGTTGCGTGAATGTGAACAAAGAACCTATCGATGGTCCATTCACCACTCCAAACTATGATAAAATATGGATTAACCATTATTATACACGCAGTCTAGAAGAGTGGAAGGAGAAAATTGCTAAGGGTCGCGCTGACGTTAGGATGTGTGAACGTGATTTCCGGTTAATTGACGAAATTGATACCAATTGTAGCGGAATTAAGCGTAATGTCCACCTTATCATGCCGTTCTCTCGCCACCATTTATGGGATAAATTACTGGACGCATACCGGCCTATGAATGTTATCCTGCATCCATTAATCCTTGCTAACGAGAAATTACCATCACCCCTTGAAGACTGGGTACACCCATTAATTTGTGTCCAAGGTGACGAATTTAACCAATCATCCCTGATTAACGAATTTATCCGAAGTGAATTTATCGCTGATACTGATTACTACGTGTCCGTGTCCGACGATGACATGTACGAACAAGATGTGTTTGCCGCTATCCGTAACATGGATGATCCGGTTGTAGTTATCAGCATGAAGCGTGGTTATCGTGTACCCGCTGGCTTACCAATTGACAAGCGATATCCTCCCACAACATTATTTGCTAGTTCCGAAAATGTAAAAATCGGCTGTATTGGTGGTGAGCAGATATTTGTAAAGGGGTCGGTTTTAAAAACAGTAAGGTTTGATGAAGAATACCCCGAAGTAGCAGATGGAATGGTTGCCCAAAACATAAAAGCCACTTCCCTTATCCGATACGAGCCAAAACTTTTCTGCTTATTTAATTTTTATGAACCAGAACGTTGGAAAATGATGGACGGTGGTTTATCTTTTGGCGTACTTGTTAACGACCTTATGCGACTTGATATGGTGCTTAAACAATCCCAAATCGATCCGGCTATTCCATGTCACACTGTATTAAACCCCGAATCAGCAACTAAGGGGTTGAATAAATTGCTGGATATTATAGAAAGCACGGGGGCTGATGTGGCTATTCTAGTGCATCAAGATATGTACCTGAGAAATGGTTGGACGGATCAAGTCAAATCTCAGTTAAAGCTACTGCCATCGAATTGGGTCTGTGCGGGTGTGATCGGGAAGGACGCAAGTGGGCTAATTTGTGGTAAATTCCACGACATGCGGATTCCTGATTACTTTGATACTTCCGATATTCACAAATTTCCACAGAAGGTTTGCTGCTTTGATGAGGCTGTTATAATTATTAATTTAAAGAGTGGATTTAGGTTTGATGAATCACTCGATGGGTTTGACCTCTATGGGACGGAAGTGGTCCTCCAAACATGGGAGATGGGGAGCGAAGCATATGTTATTGATGCGTTTTGTGAGCATTATTGCACCCGCAGCTTTCAATGGAGTCCCGATGATAAATTCAAGAGTAATTACAAAATGTTGCATGATAGATTCAGCGCAAAGTGGAAAATTGATTCTACGGCGCTAGGATTATCCCCAGATGCAACCGAAAGACTGGAGCAATTAAGAGAGTTCATGACTTCGGCAGCTCCTTTTGATAAGGGATAAATAATGAGTGAGGGAAGAGATAGCGCGGGAAGATTTATTAAGGGAAGCAAGATAAATCAAGGGTGTGTTCATTCGGAAGAGCGAAGGTTGAAACATTCGGTAGCAATGACAGGAAGAACATTAACGGACGAACATAAAGCAAAGATTAAAATGGGCATGGAGAATTCAGAAAAATCCATTGGTCGTCCAAAAGGTGGAATTCCTTGGAATAAGGGAATGAAGCGAGAGAATGGCGATCCAATTCCTATCTATGTTTATGGGGAGCGTTCGGAGGAAGCAAAAAACAATATGTCAAAAGCAAGACTTGGTAAACATTATTCTCCTGCTACTGAGGTTAAAAAAGGATCGATTGGGTTGCATACAGGACATCGCCATTCTCTTGAAACTATAGATAAAATGAGCATTGTTCATCAAAATATATCAGAAGAAACTAGAATTAAAATGAGTACGGCTAAGAAAGGTAAACATCATTCAGCAGAAATTATTAAAAAAATGTTATCTCGCAGAACACCAACATCATTAGAGAAAAAGTTTCAAGATATTATTAACAAGTACAAACTTCCATATAAATTTACCGGAGATGGTTCTTTTATGATTGGACGTAAAAACCCAGACTTCATTAATATTAATGGAGAAAAGATAGCTATTGAGGTTTACGCTAAATATTATAAATTACTCCATGCGGAAACAATTAAAGAATGGCAAGATGATCGTAAAAAAGTATTTGCAGAATATGGTTGGTCTGTGATATTCTTCGACGAAACAGAAGTAAAAGAAAAAAACGTATTAAGTGTATTAAGTAAAGCGGCATAAGTAAGTAGTATAAATTCAGGGTTCTTCCCGAGGTCGGCCAACTAAGGGAAGACGTAAGAGTAAGTAAAGGCAGCATAGTTAGGTGCTAACTCATCTAATTTTTTGCTGCCTTTTTTTATTGCCCTGATTAAACAACAAACATTAGTAACTATGCGGGAGGACTAGGGAAATGGCAAAAATCTTCGGGGTTAACGGACGTGTTCTATACGGAAGTGTCGTGGTAGCCAATATGGTATCATGGTCTATGAGTGGGTTTAACATCCCTGTAACATCTGCGCCTACAGCGTTTGGTGATACGGGTACAAAGGTTTATGAAGTTGCTGAGTTGGGCGAAGCTGGCACAATTGAGTTCAACGGTAATTACGATCCGGCAGATACGGGTGGACAGATTATCCTTAATACTTTATGTCAAGCTGGTACACATCTTACCAATTTGTACCTGTACGCTAATACCAGCACGTTCTGGAGAGTTGGCGCAGGCGGATACATTATTGTGACCAAGGCGAATGCGATTACTTTGCCTCGCAACAATGTTGGTACCATATCGTTCAGCGGTCAGGTATCCAGTCAGGCAATGGAGCAGGTCGGCACAGGGACATAATAGGTAGCAATGTATTAGTAATTTAACCGTAAGCGGGTTGTAGTGATACATCCCGCTGAATAATCGGCCAAAAGCCAGAAAGAATATATTGGTGACTGTATGTTGTTGGAATTTAATCTGAATAATGCCGAAGAGGGGGAGTTGTTTCCGTTTCAGAATTCAACTATTGACGACAAGGGTGATATTGTTTGGGACGATCCTATTTTAGACCATACTACGAAGAAACCCATAGCAATGGTCGGAATTAGGTCTATGACCCCATTCTTTGAGGAACGGATTAAAGAACGCAAAATGGTTGTTGAACATGTGTTTAACCCTAAGAGCAAGGGGATGGATAGAGACCGTCACCCTAAAGATTTAACTTTCGAGGAAGCGCAGGCGGAACGTAATGATGCCTATGATTACGCGATTACGTCATTAGAAGGATTTAAAGCGAAAGGTGGTGGGGTGATTACATGCACAAGAGAGAACAAGTTGGCGTTGATGAAAAATCCGGTATTCGATAGGTTCTTTGCAAAATGTCAGCAGATGTTAGCGAACTCCAGTGTGGAACAAGTGGAGATGGAATCAAAAAACTAATATCAGCCGCCGAGTGGATAGTGGATTATTCCCACACTTGTCCCGGCTGTAAGAACATGTACAAAAACAGGAATCCACCCGAAGAGCCGCCTTGTGATACTTGCAGGGTGATTCCTGATCAAGAAAACAGAGCGGCCATAAAAGTATTTTTCATGGAACAGGATCAATATATAATGTGCGAAGGTGGTCCGGTAGCACATAACCACATGGCATTTTATGAAGGAATGAAGTTATGTGGAGTTAAGGCCAAGGATCGTCTGAAGTGTTATGGGAAGTTAAGAGCATTATCGGCTTGGTGGTTGGAAAGGCAGCGGGATAAGAGGGATGACTAATGGCACGTATTAAGTGGAACACACAAGAATTTGAGTTTAATTGTATTGGTGCCACTATGGATCGCCTTGAATCCGCTGCGAAAATAGTTCGTGATGATGCAAAGCAAATCTTATCCAAAAAACTAAAGGGTAAATGGACTGAGCACGGTCCGTATAAATCTGGGGATTATGCTGGTGCAACATGGACCGCAAGATACAAGAAGGAAATGGTTAACACAGTTCGTGTGGTTAAAAAGAACAACGATTCTTCAAGCAGAAACGTATGGATAATGGCTGGTAATTTTAATACATGGTGGGCTATTCAGATGGAATATGGTCGCGGGGATTGGAAGGGTGGACAAAGATCCTTCCTTCGTCCTGCCCTTAAAGGCGCGTCCGCAGCAATGAAAAATGTTATTGAAAATGGTGTATAGGGGTCTAACATGAAGCCAGTTGGTGTAGCTTTTGCGGAAATAAACCTAGATAGTACCCCTATGGAACGTGGCCTAAAAAAGGCTAATGACGCTCTTACAGAAGGGACTATCAAGGTTGAGAATGCTTATAAGTCACTCGGTTTAAAGTCTGACCAAGTTTTTAATATGATGAAGGCTAATGCGGTTGCAGCCGCTAACTTCATTAAGAATAAAACCCTGTCTTCTACGGAAGAAATTATAAGGGCCCAATCCGCCGCCGCTACCAGAATTTCCGCTATCAATCAACAAATGATGTCTAATGATTATTGGAAAACATTGGGTGTCCGTTCAACCGCTGCAATAAACGACCAGATAAACTTAGTAAAAACGTCGGCGGTGGCACAACAGTCTATTTTTACCAAGGGCTCCCAAGACTGGATCAACATTGAACGCGCCAAGAACGCCAAACTTAAAGAATTGAACAGGGAGATGGTTGGTGAGCATGAGGCGTCTATGGCATCTATGACCCGTGCTGTGTTGAGGTTTTATGCGGCGTATTACGTTATATCCCAAGTTTCGTCAGTAGTTGGCAATCTTTTTATATCCGGTGTTAAAGCAATCGATTCTCTTAAAATAAACACTATTGCGGTAGCTTCTACTCTTACGTCTATCCAAGGGACAAGTGGAAACATTCTTGAAAATTACAAAAACAATCTTGTTTACGCTGATGCTCTCAATAAAAAATTAATGTTAATTGATGCTATTTCATTTGCCAATTATCAACAATTACAATTAATGAATAGGGCGATGAACGTCCAAGGTGTTATCCTAGACATTAATAATAAAAAGCAAGTTGAAGCATTTACTGCTGTTTCCAATACTATTGCTTTAATGACAGTTGGTCAAAATAAAGAAAAGCAAGCATCTCAGGAAATGAGAGCCTTAATGTCTGGACAGATAAAGGCAACCGATCAAGTCTCCATGATGATTGATGGGATTATTAAGCAAGAGGGTAAATACAGGGGTGGGTTAAAAGAACTTGTTAAGCTTGGAAAAGAACATGGAGACACCCTTGAACGTCTTGCTCCGTATTTAGCTGGTGTTGCTGTGGCGTCTGGAGATATTGGATCAACGTGGGAAGCGGTATCGTCTTCTATGGAAACAGCATGGGGAATTCTCCAGAGAGCCTTGTTTAAAGATATTTATAAGGATATGACCAATTCTGGCCGTACATTTGTTGAGTGGCTTAAGACAAATGCAGACGATATTGTCAAGAAGATCAATCAAGCTTATGATGCTTTTTCGTTTGCGGTTAAAGCAACCACTCCAATTTTAGTAGCGTTTGCAATTACAACATGGGCTTCGGTAGGTAGTGCTTCAAAAGCCGTAACGTGGTTTGCATTACAATGGGATTTAATGACCACAAAGTTTACTTTAGCTACTAGTAAAATGAGGCTGGGATTTGGAATATTCACTGCTGCCCTTATAGGATTTGAAATTGGTAACATTCTTAATAAATTTGAAATTATCCGTAAGTTTGGCGTTAACATGGTTTACGCGCTTATTGACGGATGGGAATTAGTTAAAAATAAAGCGCAAATTGCTCTTGAATATATGTCTGCTAATGCAAAAGCTAAGTTCGATCCTGAAAACAGGGAGACTATTATCAAGGAGTCGGATGAGAGAATTGCTACCTTAAAGAAACAACACGAAAAAGAACAGACATTAAGAGATGAATGGCACACACAGCAACTAAAGGACGTAACTGATGTCGCTATTGCAGAAGCGAAAGCTAAGGCAGATGCAGCAAAAATAATCACTACTCCTGCCGTCCCAACTAATCTCGGAACCACCACCAAAGATTCCGTAAAAGACTCTCAAGAAGCATTAAAAAACCAAATAAAAAAAGATAAAGATATTTATGACCAAGCGGTAAAATCGGCAGAGCAATTAGCGACTCTTTCTCGCAAAAGAGGAGAAGATGAATACGATGTTATCAATACTTTATATGAAAATAAGCGATTTCTTCTTAACCAATATTTAGAAACTGAATATAAAAATGCAGCGGCAGAAGTAGCATTGGAGGCTAAGGCAGCTACCTTAACTAAAGATGGAGTAGCAAAGAAATTCGACTTCATGAAAGTCCTTCAATCTAAATACGACGAGATTTATGCCCGATATAGCAAAGATTGGCAAAAAACATTAGGCGAAGAGGCTATTGCAACAGAAGAAGCAAAAGAGAAAACGATATCAACGATGGCCGCGCTATATTCTGTTATTGCACAATATTCACAAGATTCGATTGATTATCAAATAAATCTATTGGAAAAAAAATATATACAAGAAGGCCGTTATGCCCAAGGATCTTTGGCGTTAGCAGTTGCATTAAAAGCAGAAGAAAATAAATTATATGAAAATGCTGATAATTTTTGGGCTGATTACTATTCCAAAATAGACGGATACGCCGATGTGTCTTATCAAAAACGACTAAGTTATATTGAAAGAATTAGACAAGCGGAAATCAAGGCTGCGAATGCCACTAAGCAAAGCGAGACAGAGAAAAATATACAAATAGGCGCGGCTAACAAGAAAGCGTCAGAAGCTGTAATCACTGCCATTGAGGATAAGTTTGACCAAGAAAATAAATACACCAATCAAGTAATTACTAACACTGGAAAAATGTTAGACGCTGCGATGACAATGTATGACAAGGATTCTTATGAGTACAATCGTTTAGCAGAATGGAAAAAAGGTGTTCAAGTTGCCGAATTAGCGATGGAGGCAGCGAAACAGGTCCAAATTATTGCTGGATATTTTGCAACACGAATGGCTGCGTCGAGCGCTGCCGTGGCTAATGCCGGTGCCGCCGTAACAGGAGCTTCCATTGGGGTTGGCCCTACTGGATTTGCAACCGCCGCTGCTATGATAGCACTTATGGCAAGTGTTTTTGCTATGTACGGAATTGTTGGCGGTGGATCTGTGTCGGCATCGGCCCCGTCTGTAGCCTTACCTGCGTCCACGGTTCTTGGTGCTGAAGCCGGAACAGGGAGTGAGTCCATAACCAAATCGTGGGAATTAATGCAAGATACTTATGATATGGAATACCATGAGTTACGCGGGATTTATAATGAGATGAGAAACCTGAACGATAATATCACGGGGCTAGTGACGAGCATTATCAGGACTGGTGGTGTCGGCGGAGACATGGGGCTTACCCTTGGAGACTTAGGTGGTTCCATTGCGGAAAATAGTATCGTTCAGAAAATAGGTGGTTTATGGGGTGGGAATATCGCTAATTTAATGGGTGATAATTTTCTTGCTAAAATGACCAATGCTTTTAAATATTTCGACCCTCTTGCGGGTAGTATTTCCTTGTTACCAAAATTACTGGGGTCTATTTTTGGCGGTGGACAAACAGCAACCTTAGCCGCTTCGGGATTATCTCTTTCTGGCGCATCTAATCGCTTATTACAATCCGGTGGAAGCGTTGGGGGACAACAATACGGTACGGTAGTCGTTCACGAAGACGGTGGCTGGTTCAGTTCCGATAAGGATTGGTCTTATAATGTTTATCGAGCGTTAGATATTCAAACTTCTTCATTGTTCGACAAAGTATTCCAAAATATGGGCGCTACTCTTATTGAATTAGCAAAGGGATTAGGGACTGATGTTAACGCTGCATTAAATTATGTATTCTCTGGAGCTACAATCAATCTACAAGGGAAAACCACGGAAGAAATTACCACAGCCCTAAATGAATACTTTTCCGCAATGGGCGATACTGCTGTTTCTGCTTTATTTGGTTCTATTATAAGCCAATACCAAGAAGTAGGTGAAGGCATGATGGAAACTGCCTCACGGCTGATTGTCGATAAGGCTGTTATTCTTGATACGTTGAAAATGACTAATCAGGCGTATTTAGGAACCACCACCAATGCTATCGCGCTATCCGAATCGCTTATAGCTTTAGCCGGTGATTTGGAGACACTCAGAGATAACGCAGAGACATATTACGACAAGTTCTTTTCCGAATCCGAAAAGCAAGTCAGGCTACAAGGGCAATTAGTAGAAGCCATGACCTCAATGAATCTTGTCCTGCCTGTAACTCGTGCTGGTTATCGCGCGATTGTAGAAGGGCTAGACTTAACAACTTCCGCTGGCCAGTCTGCCTATGTGTCCTTGTTGGCTATGGCGGAAAGTGCCGACACTTACTATACAACCCTTGAGGACGCTGCGGATGAAGCTGCTAATGCCACTTCCGACCTGGTTGATGAATTAAAATCCTTGTCCACTACTATAGCCGAATGGTTAGCTAGTCTGGGAATTAGTGAACTTAATCCTGTGTTATCAGAGCAAACATATAAAAACCAATACGCAACATTGTTAGCGGCGGCGCAAGGTCCAAGTGCTACATCCGACGCTATTAACGACTACCTGAATTACGCGACCACTTTCCTTACCTACGAAAAATCATACGGTACAGGGAGTAGTTATCAGGCGATTTACGATGCGGTGGTAGCGGATGTTATGGCAATACAGGCTACGAATAATACAGCACTGGCGTCTTACGCATCTGGTACTGATTATGTACCGGAAACTGGATTATACAGATTGCATCAGGGTGAAATTGTATCCACTAAGTCTGACTCGATTAAAACATTGGGTACTGCAATTGGGGAATATATATTAAATAGTAACGGTGGATCAACTGGTGGAGATATTCACGTTAGCGTACAAATTGATGGAAAAGAAATTGGAAATGTGGTAGCTAGGCAGGCTAAGACCAATGGTGATTTAAAGAAATCAATCAAGGGGTTAATGAACTAAAATGTCATACGAACCATACGACTACTTATCAACCATAACTTCCGACTATGACTACACCCTAACCATTAAGGCTCAAGGTACAGTCACAGAGGAAGGATATAAAAGCCAAGTAATCCACTTAGCCGACGATAACAGCGAGGAAGTAGTTACCCTATCTCCTAATTCTATATTCTATGTATCGTGGAATTGGGGATTATTGTCAGAATCTGAATCCGGGACTATTTTCGACTTATATCACGTCCTGTTAAAGCTAATGGCATGGCTCGAAGTTTTAAATGGGCTGGACATGACGGTCACACATACGTGGTAAGATTTAGAATGAATTTACAACGTACGGGTAATTCCGTAAAACGTTGGGGATTGCCGAATATAAAATTACGCTTATTAGGACGAATTGCCGATGCTTAGTTTAACTACCACACAAGCTGCTATGGTTGCATTGGAGTCCAAGATTATCAAGTGGGTGTTTTATATTTATGATAAAAATGGAGTTGGATATTCCTTTGTTACCGAACCTATAGGTGGTAATGCTTGGGCAACTGGGATAACATGGGACAATGGTATTACGTGGGACGATGGTAGTAATTTATCAAATATCGTCCTTACCGGATTTAGTGGAATTGAATTGCGCCGCAATATGGCGGAAAATACTATTATCGCTCCGTCTGAGGTTAGTTTTAATATATCTAATCCTAGTAATGTGTTGGATTTTTTGGATTTCAAGGGTGGAACAGTTCAAATTGACCTTTATCTCTCCAACAGTACAAGTGATGTTAAGATTACGGGCTGGAAATTTAAAATAAAAACCGCTAATCCGGGATATCAGAATCTAAAAATAACCGCTGAGGATTTTTTACAATATTACTTAAAGGGATACTATCCAAACACACGATTACCGGAAGATATATTTCCATCTGATCGTACTTATTCCAGTAATGGATTGTGCGTACCTGTACCATTTGGGGCTGCTTATATACCTCTTAGGGATGTATATATTGATAGTTATGGTGGATTTATTGTATTGGGTAGTCCATCACTAACTTATACTATTTCCGCCATCCGGTCGCCACGTTCATGGGGCTTGAAAACAGAATACCTTAGCACCGAATATACATTTACCCAATCCACTAAGGCTGATGCTGATGCTGTGAATTGGCGAGTGTTTCAAGCTATAATCGCTGACGCTAATAGTGATGGTACTGCTGACGCCGCAGGATTTTGGGGGACATCTGGTGGCAATATACTAGACCCACCTGTTAAATTTACTAGATCAGATACAGCCACGATGACTAATCCGGCAGATGTGATTAGCTTTGTTTTACAAGATTTTGGAATCCCTGTAGCAATGATTGATGTTTCTGGTACTTTTGCTGCCGCTCACTTAATATATGATTCATGGGCGCAAAGTTCTGCTCCTGAATTAATGCCAAACCAAGTTGATCGTGATTTTTCTGGAGCATCGGCATGGGAAGATCACGATTTAGTCTCTAGCGGTGGAACTTATAACGAAACTGGTGATTTATCTATAACGGCAGCAGCAATTAATGCAGATTGTTTTCTTCCTGTGGTTAGCGCTCCTACAACAATTGGCACAACTTATAAATTAACAGTTGATGTTGCTAATTTACATGCTACATGGAGAATTTATGATTATAGTGGTACTCAATTATTAACCACTATTGTAGCTGATGGCGTGGCACAAGAACATTTTTTTACTGCTATTACTACTGGTGGATTTAGAATAATATCTGATGCAACTGATGCTGTGGCTGATTTTGATAATTTTAGCTTAAAGGAAAGTGGTTTAAAATTTAACGGTGCTTTCTGGTATAAACAAGAACGCGAGAAGGTGTTGGCCAGTTTATTGTCTCAATGTCATGCCTACCTAACCGTTGGGGAGAAGATTGAGTTACACATTTTATCCAAGACTAGCCAGAAAACTATTACGGGAGTAGAGGTATTAAGAACATCAGAGCAAGGCGAAGGAACATTCTCTTATTCCGATATCGTTAATACTGACCTATCTGATTCTGGCTATGTATCTTGGCAGGTGGTGGATGAGGCACAGGATGAATTTATCAAGACTCTAGTCGCCGTGGGAAGCGTTGCCAATGTGATATCTGATGATGTATTAGAGATACCATTTGTACAAGATTCGGAAAATGTTGAGCGATTAGGGATATTACATTATCAACGGGCGTTACTAAAAGAAGCGGAAGCTAGCTTTACCGCCAAAGGAACATGTTTAGCGCTTCGACCGGATGACGTTATTACTATAAATGATGATAATTACGGTGGAACTTATAATGTTCTGATTGATACGGTTAAAATTAATAAAGACCTATCGATTCAATTCACGACTTCAAAATATACCTCCGCACTTCAGGATTGGGATGATTTAACCGTTGTGCCATTAGTTATACCTACTGACGCCACCGATAATTCATGGACTCCTGTATCTTCTGGTCCTGACGATGGGAAGAATACTAATGTATTGCCCGGTAGGATACGAATTGGACAGACTAATAATTATATTGTATTCGATCCATCTGATCCATTAAAAATCTCCGTTTATGCTGGTGGAGTGGAGAAATCTAGGCAAGGTAATTTGAATGGATTCTTGGATTATGCGACTAATATTTATGGATTCGCAGTTGGAGAGACGAATAAGTATTTAAAATATGACCCAACGAATGGATTAAGGATAGCTGGCGCAATTACAGGATCTACGCTAGATATTGGTGGGGATGATACCAGTTCCTTCCATGTTGATATTGATGGTAATATATGGTCGGGAGCATCAATAGCAAATAAAGCAACTGCTCCTTTCCGGGTAAGCAGTGCTGGGGTATTGTATGCTAGTGGGGCAACTATTAGGGGTACTTTAAACGCTGATGATTTAACTGCTGGCACGTTAGCAACTGCAAGAATAGCAGCGGGGTCATTGACAGCTAACCAAATCGGAACCAATGAAATCGTAGCTACCACAGCAAGGATAGACACCGCAGCAGTCACAACAATTAAAATAGCGGATCAGGCTGTTACGATTCCGGTTAGTGCGTTTTCTACCACAGCAACAAGTATCACTGATAGCTCGTTCACTACTACGGCTCAAGCAAGCATAGCATCCTCTGGCGCTCCCATTATGATTATTGGCTTTGGTTTGTTAGGAACTTATCCAACCCAGGTAGGAATCCAAATAATAAGAGATTCAACAACCCTTGCTACTTATTATCAAGTAGGCCCAGCGATGCTCCCTATTAATTTATCAGACACTCCCGGTTCTGGCAATCATACGTATTATTTAAAATTATGGTCATATAGAACCGATCATGCTTCAAATACAAATTTAATGAGTTCATTATTGCTCCTGGAGACTAAAAAATAAAATGGAAGAAATAATCAATACAGAAGAAAATAGAATAGCAGAAGATTTTACAATTAAAAACTTCATTATTTATAACCAATCCGGTCAAATACTGCGAACCGGGACATGTCCTGCAAACATGATGAATATCCAACATGGACCAGATGAGTTTATTCTAGAAGGTATTGCTGACGACTCCAAATATTATATTAAAAATGGCATCATAACCGAACATCCAGAAGAAGTGATAGCCGCCAAGAAAAGTCAAGACTTACAACGAGAGCAAATTAATATCCAACAGGGTCTTATTAATGCAAAAATTGCTGAAATATTACGTAATCAGGCAATTGAAGAATTAACAAAAGAAGGGAAATTATAATATGAAAACATTTACACTACCCGAATCAACCGCGCAAAAAGTTATTGACTATTTAGTTAAACGTCCGTATGATGAAGTCTACGCTTTAATTGCAGCTTTAATGCAACTGCAAACCATAGAACCGCATCCACCAATACCATATAAAAACGAGAACAAGACGGAGGGTTAATATGGCTGTCGTTGCATACAAAAAAACCACAATTACAGGTGGGACAATAAATTCTCTTGATGGAATTGATGGGTCTATTTTACACGTTGATGACTTCGGGTTCGTGTTCGCCGCTGATGATGCCCAATACGATTATGAAGTTCGTGAATCCGGCGCAACTCCCGATGGACTAAATATCGTGATTCCGGTTATGAATCCAGGTGACATGCGTTGGCATATTAAGCTTCGTACCGCGGATTCCCTGGCTAATGTCGCACTTACCCATGCTGATGTATTATTGACTAATGCTGATGTGGTTTCAACTAATGCCGATGCCACACAAACCGCCCTAGATGTTATTGATACCGCTGCCGATAGGGTTCAAACTGGATTAGATGCAGCGGCCACAGCTCAAGACGCAATAGATACAGCCGCAGATCGCGTTCAGACCGGATTAGACGCAGCAAGCACAGCTCAAGATGCCCTAGATACCGCAGCAGATGTAATTTTAGCTGCTGCTCAGGCTGCCGCGTTAACAGGAACATCCACAACGTCATTACTTATAGAAGTAGCATCTAAAACATTTACAACCCAAGACAGTAAGCAGTTCGCTGCCGGAATGTTCGTGTTAGCGGTAAGTGATGCTGATCCTTCTAATTACATGCATGGTCAGGTTACAAGTTATTCATCCACCACTCTTGTCGTGAATATAACTAATATAGGTGGTAGTGGAACTTTGGCAGACTGGACGATAACCGTGTCGGGAAGCAGGGGGGCAATTGGAGCAACTGGACAAGTAGGTGGATTACCTATTGCCAATGCCGGTGGAACAGAGGATGCTATTACAGCCGATTTTACACCTGATTTAACATTATCAGATATGACTGTATGCATTGTAATTGCTGCTTATGCTAATGCTACTACTACTCCAGCTTTTGCGCCAGATGGATTAACTGCACATACAATAACTAAAAAAGGTGGCTCGGCATTAGTTGCGGGGGATATTGCCGCCGCTGGCATGGCTTGCATATTTGAATATAATTCAGCCAACACAAGATGGGAATTATTAAATCCAGCAGTTTCAGGAAGCGCGATTGTGTACGCTACGACTGATGAACAACTTACTGGATCATCTTCTACTGTCGTTAGTTCGCCGTCTGTATCACGAGAAATGATTATAAACCTTAAGCCAGTAGTCAACGCAGCGGTCAACAAGCTCGACATCTTCACGAAATCCGCCAGCGCAGTTCCAGATGCAACTAATCCCATTAAGGTTATGATACCTGATGGGAACGGATATACACAGAGAACAAGAACTGGTTCAGTAGCGTCTGGAACTGGTCAGATTATATTTGCTGATGCCACAGATTATTGGAGTAGGGGAGTTACATCAGTCACGGTTGGGACATCTACAACGCAATTCGATATTACAAATCCTTCTGGAACAACTGCAAGATATACTTATGATACCACGGGTGTTGATCCCGGATTATCAGCTACTTGGCCTAGGATTGGAGAGG